GTGAGGTTAGCATTAAACTTCTCCCCCCACGCTTGTTTCAAAGCAAGCTCTGCATCTACAAACTGCGTTTCCTGATCAGCCAATTTGTTTTGCTCACCTGATTTAAAAGCGTCCCAATACCAATCTTGTATCTCTTGATATTGTTTTTGATTCAGCCCCACGCTATGCGCTTTCTCGCTGAATGCATCCATCAATTCTTTACCTGACTCTTGTGGGAGATCATAAACATACCCTGAGGACTCTTCTGGTCTTCCCAAACGAGAGTATACTTCTGTCCATTCAGATTCTGATTCAGGCATTACCATCTTATCTTTGCCAATCATCTGCTCAGCATTTACATAAGACTTCGCAAGTCCGTCTATTGTTGTAAACTTCTGTAAACTCTCATTATCTCGAAGATCCTCTGGTAGTGAGTCTCTCCAATTTTCTGAAGAGGTTGCCTCTTCTTGTGGTACTTCATTGTCCATATTAAACTCCTTTGTTTAATTCCATATTTTACTAAAATCTTTATCAGTTAAGCCTAAACGCTGTAAGATGAATACTGCAACATCACGCCTTCCGTTTTTCAACAAAGCCACATTGGGGTCTGTCTCATCAGAGGGTTCAAAGAAATGACAAAAGGTTAGAATGTCCTCTAATACTTTCCCATCCCCTTTTAAAGCTTTGTTGTATGCAATTTTTAAATCACTAGCCACCTTGTACTCCTTGAATTTGAGCAAGGTTAAGAGCCGCTTCAGACCCTGTTTTTGCGATCTCAGCCCCTTGAGCCATTTCCTGCATTTGCTGAGCCTGTTGCTTCTCTGCCTCAACTGCCTCCTCTGTTTTGAGAAAAGATGGACGGAGACCGAACATCTCAGACACACCCTTCAAAACTTCCTCACTATCAAATCTTGACATAATTTGAGGATCAATAGAAGCAAAAGGGGTCATAATCTCTAGTACCCTTTGCAAAGATAGAGCTTCTAACTGTTGTTGTGCTCTTGCAATTGGGGAAGTATAGCTAACTTTAAAATCTGACCCTTGCAATCCTTCTGGGGTTGGGGGGAACTTTCCTTGTGTCAATAAGATTTTGAAAGTACGATCTATAACTACTTCCAAAGCTTCTGATTGGATACGTCCAGCAACTGGCCCGAGTAACCTCATAGAGTCCTCAGTGCGTTGCATAATCTCTGTAGCAGTAACTCTTTCTGCTTTATTAGGCAAAGAGAGTTGGTCAACAAAGAACATTAATCTAATTGCTTCCTGAGCTTGTTGTACCATCTCAAGACCAATAGGGATGTTGGCTTGGGTGTTCAGGGCTTCAATCTTATCAGCACCTGGACGGAAATAGTTAATCCCGCCTGGGACTGTCCGTACAGGGTTTAAGTACCCGTCATCAGGGGCTAGTAAAGGAGGATCAACAACCTTCTGAGCAGCCTTAATAAGTGTCTTCTGCATCTCATTCAACATTTTAACCGTTGGTAGAGCAGTGATACCTGGGGAACGACCGTATGTCTCGCCAGCTGCTTTATAGAACCTAGGGACAGCGTACGGGAAAGAGTCAAAGAAACCTTCTCTCAAAACTTGCTTAGTCTCTATCTCCACATATACAGAAGACCATCTGCCCTCTTTGGGCTCTACAGCGTGGATAATATGTATGTCTAAATCATATTTTTCATCTTGATAAAGCTTCTGGATTTTTTTAGAGACATTATCAAGACCGAACTTATCAACTAAGTTGCGCACTTTAAAAGTTGGGAACCTATATAAAGTATCCACTATCCCGTCTTGGCTCTCTGCAATATAAGCTTCAGAAAGAGGGATCGATTTGTATAAGACCCCATCAAGGTCTGCTGTCTCCCCTATAAACAAAACTCCTGTACCAAAAGTTACAAATTCAAGGTACATCTCGTGAGCATGAGTAGAGAAAGCAGATACAGAGTTTCGCAACTCTTTATACATAGTCTTTTCTACTTCCTGCAACCAAGAAGAGAACCTGCGAGTTCTATTCATATTGGAGTCTTCAAACTCTAATTTGAACCATTCACTTGCTGGGTTGGTAAGTCTACCGTGTAGACCTGAAGCGAGCATCTCCGCAGAGTGAATAGCTGTAGAGTCGTAGGTCTTAAGACCTTTCTTTTGACCCACAGTTAAATCTCCCAAGAAATCAGGGTGGTTCGGAAAGACTAACTCTGCCACTTCTTGGAAGTGCCCATCCCAAACCCCTCTGTCTGCTTTAAGAGATTCTCCTCTACGAATTATGCTCTGAGCTGTCATCCTAACAGTTTCTTCTTCTCTACATCTGCTGCACCCAACACCCCTTGACCACCAGTGTGGATGGTGCTTTTCCTACCTTTCTTCGCTAATAAACGCTTACGCTCTTTGTCAGCCGCTGCTTTAACTTCTGCGTCGCTCTTTGAAGGAGGAGCTATTGGTGCTGGTGGTGTTGGTGAACTAAATAATCCGCCCATAATCTTTATACCTCTTTGCGTAAAAAGTGCCCATAGGATGTGTACCCGAGCCTGTTATAAAATTTTGCTACCTTATCAGGGTTTGTCCCTGAAGACACCCCCAATTGGATTTCTTCTGCCCCCACAATTCTAGCCCATCTTTCATAATCCTTAATCAGTTTCATTGCTATCCTACCGTTCCTTTTTTCTGGAATCACATAAACAATCAAATCAATTGCTGCGCTGGCATTGCAGAAAGGAATCCTATTAAGAAACCCGAACATCATACCAACCAGTTTTCCCTCTTCTCTAGCAATGTCTGAAAAGAACAACCCCTTTTCGGACAATACTCTCTTCGCCATTTCAGCACAATAGTTTTTATCATACTCCCACCTATTGTATCTTGACTCTTGGTGCATCCGTGCCCCCAATTCAATCACCTCAGGGACATCTTTTTCCAACATCTCCGTATATATGATCATATTGGGTCATACTCCATCCCAACTGAAGAAAGCATTTGTCTATTCCCAAACTCTTTCCCCCGTATGATATCGTGTCCATAACCTAAACCCACACATAAATACTGTAATGCCTCTGCCACATGAGAATACATATTTTTATCTGGCTTCTCAGCGTACCGTTCGGAACCTGAAGCATTGATCCGTCTATATTTGTACCCACCTGCTAGGGCTTTTCTTAGCATCCTACACTTAGGACTAACCACCAGCATTGGTCTACCTGACATAGTTAGGGTGGTTAACAACTTCGCTACCCCTTCTCTTCTCAATTGAAAATCGTTTGTCGGAGCTGGTATGAGAGGGACTCCTGCTGCTCTAAGCACCAAGAAGGGTGTTCTCTCATCCACCTGAGACCTCTGATCCCCAGCTGGGTCTCCCCAACCATCCATTGGGAGACTATCATAGTTTGAAGATATAAGGTTTTTAACCCTTTCGCCAAACCTTATAGCCCCCATATCTTCTGTTACCACTTCATCTAAGCATTGAACTTGACCGTCTGGTGCAATCTGTGCTACCACAGCTGCTGGGGTTAACCCAAAATCCACCCCAATTTTTATTACCTTAGTCCCTTCACTTAAACCTAGATCATGAACACAATGGAGCTGATCATTATACTCTGGGAATATCACCTTGCCATCTTGGATAAACCCGTAGTTGCCGTGTACATATACATTAATCCATTCTGGATCTTTCCCCGACCTCATCTTGCTATAATACTGCTTAGGCAAGTTCTCTAAATTCTCAGCCTCTGGGCTGGTGCCTGAAGGTTGCCTGAAGAGCCTATAGTTATTAGGTTGAGTCTCCTCAAATAATCTATACCACCAATGGTCTTCGTCAGGTGGGTTGGTGTCCATAATGACCCCGTACCAGGTTGCCCCACCGTCTCGCTTGCTAGGATACCGTCCTAAACGACCAATTAGCATATCTAAGATCTCTTTAGGAATCTCTCTTGCTTCATTGACCCAAGCACCTGTTACTTCCAAGGAAAGTAGTTTCTTTACATCTGAAGGTTTGTCTAGTGCCCTAAACAATACCTCTAGGTGTAACTTAGTCCCGTCTTCTAACTTCCCAGTCAAAGTCCACTTAGCATCTATTTGTCTGAATTCCCCAAGGTCTTTCGGAAACCAGTCAAAGAAAGTAGCCATAGTCGTATCTGTTAACTCTCGGTAAGTGTTACGAATAATCACCCACCT